TTTCGGGGATGTTACTCGTTTTCTTGGCATTCATATGAATATATGGCTCTGATTTGGGTTTTGTAAAGGTAGATGCCTCTGAATACCTTTGCCGTGTGTCAGTTCCACACAATGTTGACTGAGATTCAAAAAAAACTAAATGACTCTCATTTCCTAACCACTGGGTCAACATATCCCTCCTCGTTCGTGGTAATTCATGGTAAATTGTTTGATAAACATAAGCTAATGCTATATAAGCCTGTTCATTGACACACGTTAACTGCATCAATGAATCAAGTTTATTTTTCTTTTCAACTAAGTTAAGTTTATCTAATGGTAACATTGCGTCCACTATCTTGTCTAAATCATACATTGGAAAATAGTTTGGACCAATCTTTACAACTTTGCCTCCAAGAAAACCTAGATCTAAAACTGTGTCTGTTGTTAGATCCTCTTCTTCTTTAAGTTTGAAACCAAGTTCTGAATAGTGTAATTTGCGTGCTTCAAAATCAGCAATTGCTTTAATTCTACTTCCACCAACATGATCATCAGAAAATGCTTTGAACATGACGTTTGAAACAATATATTCATATTCAAAAGGTAATCCCATTTCTTGCAATGTTCTAATGCAATGGTAGAAGAAAATCACTGTATGTATGAGTATGCCTCGTCCAGTTGTTGTTCTATCGCCTGAAGCTAATTTACCTATATTTGCAACTAATCCATTTGGTAAAATAACTTTTTTTTCACGAGTATGCTTCTCTAGGTAATTCCACCTTTTATCATCTGGATTCGATGAGAGTTGTTTTCTTATCCTAAAATCCATTTCGATAAAGATATCATTGATGTTGCGATCATACTTTTCGATATCCCCTTTGAACTTATACGGGAAATCTTGCAAATTAGTCATCAATGTATTATATCCTCCTGCGTATGGATTGAATCCGAATGCCGAGAACCCTCGTCCTGTTTTAAGCATATCCTCAAATGAATCGTAAAAGCATGCACCTAATCTATTAAAATGGGTAGGTGGGTAGATTAATGTCCTGCACTGTCCTTTCATTACTTTTGCTATAGGTAATAATTCGCCTTGTTTACCCATTGATGTCCAGAAGATCTCTCCTTCAGGATTAAGTATAAATAGGTCAATATCCTCTGGAAAATTTGCAAGTGCTTGTCCTTTTGTTGCCATTTTCAAGGAGAAAGGAAATCCACTTTGTGCTTTTTCATTTGTTTTAACTGTTGCTGGATGTTTTATTGTGTAAGTTCCATCATACATTTTAATTGTGTATTGTTCTGCTAATTTTAATGCTTCTTGGTTGTAATTAAGTTCGTTATCATTGTTATATTGATTTAAAGATTCCAACATACCATCCATGGTCACTCTTGCTATTAAAAATTTTCTTGGTGGCTTAATCCCAAGTTTACTAAGTGCATGAATGATTTGTTGATCTTCTTGATAATGTTTAATTTTAGGTATAAACTTGCTATTTACAGCTCCTACAACTGAAAAGTTCATACATGATTCAGTTGTGGGCATTAATTTTGGATGCATAAATGCTTTAAAGGGAGTCTGTACTCCCAAATTGGTCTAAAGCAATTCCAGTAAGTGTATAACCCCAGTTCATTTTGCCTGGTTGTCTCATATGTCCATTTGTATGAACACCTACTAAGTGCCAAGCACCTTCGATCCAACCTAATATAGGTGCGCCAGAACTGCCTGGTTTGGTGTCACAATTGTGCAATAATTGTAAACCAGCAGATCCTGCTGTTGTTCCTGTTGATATTATGCGTTTGTCAATCAATTCTCCTTCTGCTTTTGCTGAACGTAATATCATTATTGGTGTCCCTGATGGTGTTTCTGATGTTCTAATAATGTGTGGTGCTAAACCTGGTGCATTTGCTGCAATTTGTCCTGCTTCACATATTGCTAAATCTCGTTCCTTATGATATCCAATTATGATTAATGGTAATGATACTATTGGTTTTCCAGGTTGTAACATTTCTATAAGATAGTTAGGTGTAACTCCCAACTTTTGTCTTGGTAAGCAGTGCTCTGCTGTTATAAAATAACACTTTGTTCCAATTTTCACTAAGGATCCTGTTCCAACAGGAATTTTTTCATTTTTAGTGTTAACTTCAACAATTGTAAATCTAATGTTATATTTTAATTGGTCTTGATCCAATGTAGGACTGCTAGTTGGTGATTCTTGTGAATTAGGAACCAATTGTTCAATTGCTTGATTCCTCCTTGTTGTAAAATGTTTAATAGGATCTATTGGTTGTTTTCCTTTGTAATTATCACTAACTCCTTTTTCTCGAACAATGTTGCCATTTTTAAGTTTAGTTGTGTCTAATTCTTTAACATAAACCAATTCATTTGGATCCTGATTCTTCATATTTTTAGTATCTCCCTCTGATTGTTTAACAATCGCTGCCATAGTTTTTTGTGTAATGGCGCTAGATGGTAATGTTTTAATATCTTGATTACCTCCTCTAGCAGCTTCGATTGCTTTTTTAACTTTTTTACGAGCATACTCTTTAATAATTTTACGAAAATCAGGTTTTGCTTTGGTCCCAACATTCAAATAATCTGGATTTTTTCTCATTTTTCCAGTTCTATCTACATAATATGGTTGTTCTTTGATATGTGTGAAATATTCGGCCATGTCCCAATCATCATCTTGGTCATAGTCATTATCATGATCACTATATTGTGGTTCATCATATTGTTGTGCCCACCAAGGATCGTTCCAATCGTCTTGCATGTGAGCATGATGTGGATTAACCCAATCATATTGGTCTTGTAATTGTTGAACATGATCGGCCATTGCATCTTTTTTTTGTCTTGGAAACGTTTCTTGTTCTGCTGCTTTGTCAATCCAATGTTTTGCTTGTTGTGCTCTTGTAAATCCTTGAAGGATTCGTGAAACTTTATCAGTATCATTTGGTGCTTCATCTAATGAATCCAATGCTGTGTTCATTTGGTATTTTTGATACCACATAACACCCATTGATAATAATGCTGAAATTGCATAACAAACTAAACCTGTTTCTTTTAAGTTTTCTTTGACATAACGATGTACTTTAGTGAATGTTCCAGGTAAAATGTATTTTGATGCTTCAATGACTCCATTAAAAGATTCTATTGTCTCTAATTCACTTTCGGGTTCAACTATTAATATTGAATCGGTTGTTGTTAAGGAAGCAATATCTTTAGCTTTCTCTGCTTTTGTTCTGTTTTTAAGTTTAAGCATTGCTAAAGTAATCTCTTTGTTATAATCTGCTCCTGTTACTGT